CAACATCAGTTGACACTACTTGCGATCTACCATCAATCTCAGTACCTAATGGTTCTCCCATGTAGTATTCTAAAGATTTTTTTCTTGATGAGGATAGGTTGCCACCCATATAACCTAAAGCATTATTTATCTCTTGATTTATAATTCCTCTTAATTCTGATTCTGTAACTTTATCTGCCATATTAAACTATATAATTTGTTTCAACTGGTATTTCTTCATCCCAATCACTAACTTCCACACCCTCACCTACTATGCCAGTTCTAAAAGCATCAGCACAATGAGAAGCATAGTTGTGCATTGGTTTATTTCTAAAACATTGGTTCTTATCATCCCATCTTTTTTGATAGGCTTTTAAATTTTCTAATCCTTTTTGACATTTATTTTTGTCAAACCAACAATTAGGAATAGCTTTTCTGACAGCTTCAATCCCATCTTCTATTGATAGTTTTGGTGCTACTTCAAAAGCAATACCTAATTCTAAAGCACTCTCCAATCTTGATTTACCAAAGTTACCTATTTCTCTAACTTTAATATCATGGGGAGCTATATGCTTTGAATACTCAAAATCTTGACGATTAACATAATCTACATAGTGATCTAAACCCTCACCAGCATTTTCATAATAATCTATTAGTCTGATCTCTCCTTTATACCTTTGGACAAACCATATCGCTGTGCTGTCATTAAGACCTAAATCCCACCATGTTTCAACATCAAGGTTGTCATCATACAAATTATCAGCAACCCTATTGTCTGCCTCTAATTTTTCGATTAAAGCACCATAATAAGAGCCTGTGATAGCTGCTTGAAAAGAACATTCAAATTCTTGTTCGTATAAATCCTCTGACATCATTTGCTTTGCAGCAACTAATTCTTCAGGATCTAGAATATTAGTATCACTAGCTTTAAATAAACCAGAATACCAATCTTTGTTTTCTTGTGCGTCTTTGTATAGTTGATAGAAATAATTTCTACCCTTTGGTGTTCCAATAAATACGCACCAACCTTTTCGGTCTGCCAAAGCTGGTCTTATAACCTCTGGAAATATAGTTGGCTTTATGCTTTGAGTTTCGTCAAATACACAACCATCTAAAAATATACCTCTTAGAGCCTGATCGTTCTCAGCTCCAAGAATTGTAATCCTTGCTCCTGTTGGAAGATCACATCTTAATTCTGACTCATTAAACTTAGTTCCTGGTATTTTACCAGCGAACTGTTTTATATAATCCCATGCTGTCGCCTTACCTTGTTTAAAGGTAGGAGATATAAAAGCATATCTTGGGTTTGGCAAAGGACAAGTAAGAGCTGCTTTAATCATGTGATTAACTAGCATAACTGTTTTGCCACTTCGTCTATGTGCAACGATTACGTTAAATCGGTGCTTATCAATTTCTTTGTGCAAAAAATTTTGTAAATCTCTTGGTTTATATGGAATGATTATTTCTGGCATTTAAAAACAAAACCCCCCTAATGTACTGTAACTCCTTGAGGTACGTTTAGTAGTTGCTCAATGCCAAAATCTTCCATGATGTGAGTTGAGAAGTATCTACATTCAGAAATATTATTAAATCCTCCGAAGTGAACAACAACAGAGTTTGTGCTTTCCATAATATAAATTACTGCTGAGTAACCTTTTTGTTCGTCATCAAAATCCATCATAAATTTCCTAATCTAGTTGTGTGTAACTTCCCTTAATTTTAACAAGACACCGAAAGTCAAATCGGTGTGTATAGCTTTGTAAAACCCCCCAAAACCTCAGTAAATAACCAAAAAACAAAAGCAATTGATATTTAATCAATAGGTATTGTTGCAATTACTACATCTTAAATGGTTTTGTATTCTCTTTGTATTCTGTCTGTATTATTTCTATTGATCTGCTTAGTATTTTGGCAAATCTGCTGCTAAAACTCTATAATATCTTTGGACAACTTTGATTGCGTCAGTTGAATAAATCTAATCATTATCCAATTAAATCAATACTTTTATCCATTCCATTTAACAATCAATGGTGAATCTTTATCACCAGAAACTCTTAAATTGTCGTTCTTTCCATATACTTTGGGAGCTAATTTCTCTGCCCTCCATTTAGCAAGTGATATAAATTCCTTTATTAAATGAGTAGATCCTAAGTCAGTTTTTTCTTTAAATTTACTGTCCTGGACAGCTTCATTAATTAAGCTCTGAGCATCCGATAAACTGTATTCAATCCCATCTTGCTTAGCTTGAGTATATTTACCTCTTAATGATGGATATTTCTTCTCATCTAATAACCATTTTCTAAAACATTCCCATGATATTGAATGATTTTTTAAACTAGCTTTGATTGATATTCCCTCTGCTAAGTCTTTCATAATAGAGTCAATTAATTCTTTAGAGTATTTTGTTTTATTTGGCATAATATTTATAGTTTAGAATAATTCTAAGTTATTGGTTAAGTGTTGCATAATTGCAACAGTATTTTAATTTTATTTGTAGTTGTTTCTTTGGTGTTAATTTATTTTCTATCAAGTTATCATTTAGTTGACAGTAATATTTAATCTGGTATTAATTAACTCATGTTCAAATTAACTAAAATAATAAAGGAGAAAACATGAACAGTGTAGATAAATATATAATGACTCAAAGAATTAAAAAACATGGTGATAATTTAAAAGCCATTTTTAATCTTGATGTTGATAGCATAAAACTTTGTAAGCAATTATTTAGATTAGAAAATAAAGCTCACAAATTAGCAACTGATTATTGCAACGGAGATTTTCAAGGAGATATTGAAAAAGAAAGTGAAAAGATACTTTCTAAAGTTGCGAACATTTTAAACACTAATACTTTTAATATGTTCTTTAATACTGATGCTAGAGGTTATGCTTTAAAATTTTTTGAAAATTTTAGCAAAGATAAACCAATTCATAAAGACTGGGGAGGCTATGGAATTATAGCTCCAGATTTTAGAGAGGGTTTATAAATGAAAACTGAATTTATTTTATATGGCTTGAAACTTAATGAGCCAGATTATTTAGAAAGTATTATTCATACTTCTTTTAATCGTAATGAGATTGATAAAGTTAAAACTTTAGCAATTAAAAAAGGTTATGTAAGATTTAGAGTAGCAACCTTTAATGGTGAATCTCCAAACTTTGCAGATCCTAAATTAATAAATGTATAGGAGGTTAAATGAAACAAATAAAAATAGATGCTTATAATTATGAAGATTTAAATGATGATAGTAAAGTTAATGTTAAAATTTGGCTTGATCAATTACCATTTGATTATGAAGATGAAGATGAAAATGGAAATATCATCACAAAATTAGATTATCCTAGTGATTGGGAGGAAATAGATATTCAAGAACATTGTGAATCTAATAAATATTTATTTAGCAAATTTGGAAAGTGTATTCATCAATTAGAAATAAAGGAGGTAAAATGAAGAATAAAGATATTAATATTTATAATCTATTTTCTGCAACCTATAAAAGGAAAATGTTTTCTTTTATGGGTTTTGGTGAATTATCTATAATGCCTAAAGTTGATAAACCAATTAGACAAATTTCAAATGTTTATCAATTTCCAATCAAAGGTGGAAAATTTTATCCAATAAAAATAATAAATAAGACCTAAATCTTATTTGTAGAAAGAAAGAGAGAGATAAAGATATTTAAGAAATAGGTCTTATTATGATTCAAATTAACTTATTTTGAGAGAAAATGATTAAACACAAAATTAAGTTATATTATACCAGATTTAGTACATTAATTTTAATTATTGTCAAGATATAGTGTTGCAAAAATACAATAAAATAAATTTATTTTGTCTGATCGTTGAAAAAATAAGAACCTACGGATATCTATATATATATGCACAATAAACTTAAATCATGTGGAGATTGCACCCTTTGTTGCAAATTACCTGAAATTAACGATCCTGAGTATCATAAAAAGTCATTCAGCTATTGCAAGAATTGTAATTTATCTAAAGGAAGTTGTAATATTTATGAGAATAGACCTATGACTTGTAAAACCTTTGAGTGTTTTTATTTAAAAGATAAGACAGATTTAAAACCAAATGATGTTGGTTTTTTTATATTTGCAGAGCAACATATAATATTTGAACATGGAGATCAAAAAATTAGAACTATTTATTGTGAAAAAAATAGACTTAAAGATTTAATTAAAAATTTGAATAAAGATGAGAAAATAAAAGCATTAATTGATGATGGTTATGCTTTCCATATTAGATATGACCAAAATGATAAACATATAAAAATATATGATCCAAAAGCATTTGGAGAAAACTTAGTATTTATGCACAAAAATTGGTCTATTAATAAACAAAATGAAGTAATTAATAAATTTTCACTTCAAGAAATAAGCTCTACCCTTTAAATGATACAACTTCAGTAATTCATAAAGAGCATTATAATATTTAATTCTACATTGTTCATGGCTAATAGGCATAAAAAACCTTTTTAAGATCCTAAATGACCTCTTATAAGGAAAGTTTCTTAATTGTATTATATTTCTGTCTTTTTCATTGGCCTTAACTAATAACAATATACAAAATTCATAAACTTGTAATTGTTCACCATTAAGTCTTATTTTCATTTTAGGTTTATCTTGACTCTTATAAGTGTCTTTATCAGCAGAAATTCCATAGAGTCTGTTAATTAAGGTAAACATTTCTGTCCTTTTATTCTTCATATTTAATGGACTAGGCATATATCGTTCAACATAAGTTGCAGTTTGGAAGTAATTATCTAATTGATCTACTGTTAATTTACTAGGTATCATTTTCTTCTTCCTGGATAGTTTTTAAGTATTGTTGAAATCTGTCTGTTGATAGTGATTGTTTTTTTTGTTTAATGTCTTTAGCTTGAAAATAGCCTTTTCTGTCTTTTTTGATTTTAGTTATTGCATTGGCATAAGGTAGAGATTTATTTTTAGCTATATTCTTAATGATATTATTGAGTTCTAATTTTCGGTCTTTCATTAGATAGCCACCTTGCCAGACCTTATATTTATAAATCTTAGAAAGTCGTATATAGATATATATATTCTTAGTTCTATATTAAGTGTCCTTTTTGATACTTCGGTGTGTTGTTTTTGATACTCCAAATTGTTAATTACTCCTTAATAAACTTGTTAATGTGTATAACTTGTGGATCATTTAGGTTGTTCATATAAGACTTAAATTGTCTGTTTTTTCTTAATGAAATCTTTTTACGTTTATTAATGTTATGTCGGATATATTCTTGCATGGTTTTTTTATCAAAAACATAATGGCAAGTACCCTGTCCAATTTGTTTTCTGGCCATAAGGCCAAACAATGCCAAGTTGTCTAAGCATTTAATCAAAGTTTTTTTTGTTTTGATGCCTGTTCTTTGCATTAAATATTTATGCGATATTCTGCACCCTCTAGGTGCATTTTCAAATGATTTGCAAATAACATAGATTAGCTTTTCATTTGAGTTTAAAGCTCTATTATTAATTAAATCCTTATCTACTTTTTCAAAATATTTCATTCTTTAAAATTATTTAATTCTTTCTCAATTTGGCTCATAGGTTTTCTAAGCACATACAAAGCATAATGATCGCAGCAATAATATTTATTACCCTCTTTCAAGTCTGCTCCATTTTCACAACCACAACATTTTTTTTTAGGATCTCCATACATATCAAATTCCATTCATTTCTTTTTCTGCTTTAATGATTGCTTTTCCGATTTCTGTGATAATTGGTGGACAGATGGAGTTTCCAAGTGCTTTAATTCTGTTGGCTCTATCTGTGTCCAATTCTGTCGAAATCCCATAAGGAATTCCAAAAAGTTTGGATTCAGTTTCCCACCAGGTTTGTTGTTTTTTAATATCTGTCTGGCACAACTGTTTTGTGAGTTCTTGCCCATTTTCCAGGTTGTGTTGTAGCTCATATCCTTGTGGTCTGATGCTCTTGGTGTTGGATAGTTCCACCTGATTACCGGCTTTTCTGAGTTGTGATCCTTGATTGCAGTTAGAATATTTATTTGGTGTTTCTTCTCTCTTAAATTTTTCTGACTCCTTGCTCCCCTTGCTGAATCCCATGCGTTCGGTGTTGGCAGCAACGATCCAGATTCTACTTCTTTTATGCCATGCTCCTTGCGAACTAGCTGAAATATTAAAAGTTTGGACTTCGAAATTTTCAGATTCCAAATCATTGTGTATTCCTTGTAAGATTTGTCCATCTGAGATGTTAATAAGGTTTTGGACATTTTCGCCAATAATCCATCTGGGTTTAACCTCTTTAATGACTCTAAACATTTCATCCCAGAGATATCGTTCATCATCTTTTCCTTTTTGCTTACCGGCAACTGAGAAACTCTGGCATGGGAATCCTCCAACAACGACATCTGCTTTAATTTTTGTTCCATCTAATTTTTTAATATCCTCATAAATTGGTATTCCTGGCCAATGTTTGTGTAAAACTTTATGACAAAATTTATCTTGTTCACAAAATCCAATTGTTTTAAATTTTCCTGTAGCTTCCAAGCCAACACTAAAACCACCAATACCTGAAAACAAATCCAATACATTTAATTCCAAGTGCTATCCTTTAATAAATTAATTGGTGTCAATTTCTCAGGTGGTATTGAATAACAAAATGGTCGGTCAAGTCCGAAAGTTGTTTTCCATTGTTCCTGTCCAAGTACATAAGTTGAATTAACAAAACCTAAAATCTTAAACTTAGGAGCTTCGTCAATTACTAAAATATAAAATTCGCCTGGCTTTGCTTTTGGTCTAATAATTAATGAATTATTATTTTTTGGAATTTGAGTTCTAACTTGTAATCTTAAATCTTTAAAAATTAAATCAGGAACACCACCAACATTGCAATGATACTCAAATTTAATATTTAAAAATTTTGATGCTGCAACCTCCCCCATAGCACCAGATATGGACTTTGCCATTTGATCGTTAAGAGAACCTTTATAATTATAACCCCAACTCTCCTTATGCTTTTTAGACTCTAAGCAACGCAAGATCCCTAAATGACTAGCAGACTGCATCTCATATAAATCAAGGGAAACTATGTTATCCACTATAAACCCCATTCTCTGTGCAGTATTGGAGCATTATCGGTCTGTTTTTATAGGTATAGAAACCCCAAACTTCGTAATTTCCAGGTTTAGATTTTGGGTTTAATTGCCATTTTGCTATTGTTTCTATAGCTTTTTCGCAAGAATTAAGGTTTTTAAGCTCAGAATTAGGTACTTTTATAAGGTCTATTTGACCATTGTTAGTAATTACCCCAAAAATCAAGACTATTGCTTTCATAATACATGATTTGTAGTGAGAGCAAATCAACAAAAACTATGCACAATTTTGAAAGTAAAGCAACTCATTTAATAGATGATAAAATAATTTAATTTCATAGCAATTATTAGTTGACTAATACCAGAGAAACGAATACAGATTGATAACAAATGAATAACTCATTGAATAAAAAACTTATAGAATACTCAGCAAATTCAGGCTATAATTCTAATTATATTGAGAGCTATATGACCAAGAATAATTTACTACCAAAAGAATTTAGATTTAGAAGATCAGCTTTAGATTTATTATTAAAAGAATCAAACAAAAAAATTTCTGATTTTATAAAAGATACTTACTCTCCAAAAGAACAAAAAAATAAATTTGCACAAATTTCTAAAATTTTAAATCCTAAAAAAAATGCACCAAAATATTTTACAGAAAATGATTTGGCAAATGATCTTGCACATTGGTTTAATACTTTTTTAAATTTAGATGAAGTAGTTTCAGCAAATTATTTTGTAGGAGATACAGTTCAAATAGATTGTATTGGTGAGTTGTTTGGCAATGGACAAATAGGAATACATAAAATTAAAGATCGTCATAAAATAAATATACACCCTAAGTATGCTTCTTTTCAAGCTGTTGAGTGTTTGTTTGAGGGAAAAAGAGGTGCTATGATGTTGTTTAAACCATCAAAAACTATTGATCGTAATGCCAACAATAGAAGTGTAATTTGCCAGGACAAAAAAACAAAAGTTGTTTGGTTTGGATTTTTAGAACCTCAATCAAATGGTAAATATAATATTTTAGATAAGTCCCAATCAACAGGAAAAACAATCGGCAAGTTAGCTGAAAATATACAAATCTCATGGTGTGCTGAAGTAAAAGCTGCCTATTATCCAACCATTTATAACACTTAATACCAGATTAATTTAGTTGACTTCAGATTAACTATACATTATTGATTTGTTTATATGGCAAATCATTTAAAAATAATTGGTGAAGCATATCAAAAGTTTAATGACACAAACACATCTGTGTCTGCTAACAAAGAACCACACTCATTAAGAGCTTTCAAAAGATATAAATTAAATTCAGAACAAAGAAATAAATGTACTAATGCGTCTTTAACTTTAGGCACACTTGGACATGATATTTCAGAAAAAGCTATTGTAAAAAATTTATCAGTTGAAGAATGTATTGCTGACAAAGAAATTCAAGACAAAATAAAATCCTATGTGACTGTTGATATGAAAGACCAAATGAAGTTTGAATTTGGTATTAAGTTTTTAAAAGATATATGTCAAAACCATATAGAAAATATTAAAGAACTACCTAAACAAAAATGGCAAACTGAAATTGAACATATCAAATGGATAGATCCAATTAATGTTCCATTTAGAATGTTTATAGATTTAACAGGCGATACACATATCAATGATTTAAAAAATAAATTTCCAACAGTTAAATACGCACCATTAAAAACAAAACAAACAAAAGAAAATCCAAATAGAATTGGTGATTGGGTTTGTTCTCACCCTAAAATTGACCAAAGAGCTTTCACAGGAGATTTAATGCAAATTGCCCTGTATTCACACACAACAGGATTAAAACCATCATTAAGTTATGCAAGTGCAACAGATAGAATTTTATTTACTGAAAAAAATTGTGAAGATTTGCAACCAGAAAATCTAAAAAGAAATTTACAAGAATTGATTGCCTATGAAATTGCATGGGAGAAAAAATTAAAAGCTGCCAATGGTTCAGTTGATGAATTGTTATGGCTAAATATCCCTGATTTTTCAGAAATTCGTAAAGGAAGTTTTTGGTGGAACTCAATCCCACAAGAATACATGGAGGATTATTTAAAAACTTATGTCTGATACAGGAATAATCATACCACTTAAAGAAAGAATAAGAGATTTAGAAACTATTAATTTAGCTCATCAAAAAAAGAATGGTCAGCTTAGACAAGAGATCCAGGACAAAGATAAATTAATAAAAGAATTACAAGAAAAATTAAATAACCCATTAAATAAAATGAGAGAGCAAGGAAAGATATGAAAGAAAGAAGTTTAAAAGATGCAATACAACAATTTAGATCAGGAATTAGAAAAACTGATTACGATAAAGTCAAAGGTAACAAAGATTATTTAAGTGTTGCTTATAGATTAAAGTTTTGCAGAGAATATTTTGGTGAAAATATGTCAATACAAACTGAAAGCACAGAACTTTCTAATGGTTCACACAAGTTTAAAGCAAATATTTATTTAAATGACAAGTTAGTAAGTGTTGGAGAAAGCAAACAAATGTCTAACAAAGAAAAAGATTTTGAAAAAGCACAAACTGTATCAGTTGGTAGAGGACTTTCTATACTTGGATTTATGGGTGATGAAATTGCTAGTAAAGATGAAATGGAAAGTTTTTGGCAAGATACCAAACCTTTTGAAGAAAAAAAAATAACAAAAGATAAAACTTTTGAAAATGGACACAAAGTTAATTATCCAAAAGATGAGCCAGAAGAAGAAAAGAAAATTAAACCTAAGTTAAGCATAGAACAAATGGCAGATGAATGGATAGAAGTATTAAAGAAAACTGCAACTCATTCTGTATCAGTTGGCAAGTTTGCGTACATTTCACTACAAAAACAAATCAACAATAGGAAACAATAATATGAGTGAATACGATAATTCAATAGCTCTTTGGAAAAGACAACCTAAAGATAGTGATGTCGCTGGTAAGCCTTACCCTAATTACACAGGAAAAGGACAAGTAAATGGCAAAACAAAAATTGCTGCTGCTTGGCTTGGTATTAACAAAACAAAAGATACTCAACCTGACATTAATATTAAGTTAAGTGATCCACAAGAACAATCACAAAACAAAGAGGAGCAAACATTTTAATGTCTGAAAGTATTAACCCACAACATTATAAAAAAAGTATTGAAACTTATGATGCTATTACTAGCCAGTTATCTCCAATGGAGGTGATTGGCTATCTTAGATCACAAATTATGAAATACACAATGAGAATGGGTGAAAAGCATGGTGGAACAATTGATGCCTGTATTATGGATATAGGTAAAGCCGATTGGTACACAAACAAATTATTAAAATATTTAAATGATTTAAAAAAAAATAAATCATTTTTTGGTGAGCCTGACAATGTTGCCGAACTATTTAAGAAAGACAAATAATGAAGAATGGAAATGGACAAAAATATCACTATTTAAGTGAACCGAAATTAAAAACACTTAAATTTATAAAGAACTATATAAAAAAGCATAACTTCTCCCCTACCTTTGCTGAGATTTCTCAAGCTATGAAATGGTCAAGAGCTAGGTCTGGCAAGATAGTTAGTGAGTTATATGACTTAGGCTTTATCTCAAAAGGTATTTCAAGCCATAGAAAAATAGAAATGACTACTGAACAAATGGGATCAGTTGCCAATCTTAATATTAATAAATCCTACCCTGTAATTGAAAGCCAAGCATGAGTGTATTTAAAGAAAGTTTTTTTGAAGCAAGTTTTAAAACAATAGAAGAATTCGATAATGCAGAAGTAGCTTCTGCAAAATTGAATGTTAGTGATGATGCTAACTTAGAGATTATTGACATAAAGTTAAACAAGTCATTAATCAAAACCAACAACGATAAGGAGCATGAAAATGCAACTGAACAGCACAGTAAGACTGTACCAGAAACTAAATGATCTGCATAAACAAATTATGAAATCAGTAGATACTAGAATGTGCGTACATACTTACAACAACTATTTAGAGTACAAGCAACTTGTTAGAAGAATTGTTGCTAATCAAAATAGTGATGCACAAATTAGATATAAAGAATTAGGCAACTAATTTTTTAATATGTATTGAAAGTTGTAGAAAAACTTTAGGCTACTTGTCACTAAAATTTAAGGAGAAAGAAAATGAGCAGAGCAAAAGAAAAGATATTAAATAAAACAATTGGACAAAAAATTAAAGAAGCAAGAAATGTTAAACCATTAGTTACGCAAAGTAAATTAGGAAAAGCATTAGGTGTAACTTTTCAATCTATTCAAAGATATGAGTCTGGCAGCACAACATTAAGCTCAATTAAACTCTTAGAAGTTTGTAATTTTTTTAATAAGCCACTTGAATACTTTACAAGTGATGCAACAGAATTATTGGAGAAAGTTAGACCAACCGATAATAACTCAGTTAAAGTTTCTGAGTCCCTTGAAAATGTCTAACATAAAATTCAATCAAGCCTAGTGAACTTGATTGTGTTTGTTTGATGATAAGGGTGGATAAGATAGCTCCTGTCCACCCTTTTTTATATGTTCTTTATAATATTTAAAAATAAAAATAATATTTTAACTTCCTATTCTAACCAAATTTTCTCTACTGAAGCTGAAGCTACCGACTATGCCAAGAGAAGTCTAAAAAAAAAAGATGTCTGGCAAGTAGTTAGATACGATACAGAAAACTATAATAAGTATTGGTATAAAGCCTAGTTCCACTTATAATTATTATTCTGGTGTTCAGTAAATTTTTCTGAATTTTTACTATTGCTGTATTTCTTAATATACTTTTCCTCAATCATATTGATGTCTTTATCACCCATATCATTAGCAAAATCCATAGCATTAGTGTACTTACCAGAGGCAGCCCACATACTTGCGTTCCAATGTCTGAAAAAAT